CGCAAGTTAATAGTTTTGAGCTTAATACTGAGCGCGAAACTGTTGACACGACAACGCTATCTGATGAGTTTAGAAGTCGCATTAGTACGTTGATGTCTGGCTCTGGCCGGATGTCTTGCTTCTGGGAATACACAGGCGACACGGCAAACGAGCTGCCTAATTACTTGGTTGAGCTTTCCTTGCGTACCAAGGTTGGCAGTCAGTTCCATGCAAAGTTCTATATCAAAGCAAGCGGCTACAACCCTGGTGGTGTTTCAGCGAGAGACGGCGACGAAGTTTTTTATGACTTTGATGCAGTGATTACGGCGTGTGCTGTGCAGTTCGCACCAGACAATACGGTGCAAATCACAGCAGACTTCATCACGACTGGAGCGGTAGAGCTGAAAATGAATACGTTTGTACCTGACGACCTCTTGCAAGAGGACTCTGGTGAAATACGCTTGGATCAAGACGGTGCAGCTAAACTGCAACTAGAGACCGACCTTTAAGCAGGGAGCTGACCACCAATGGCTGATTTAAAAATCAGTGAACTAGCAGCTCTGGCCGGGAATAACCTGGCCACTGCTGACTTGGTCGCTGTTGTTGATAGCAGCGCAAGCGAAACCAAGAAGCTAACGGTCGGTGATCTGGTTGCAAATGGCGTCACGCTGATTGCAAACGACACAATTCCAGGTGCAAAGATTCTGTTTGCTGCTGGTGGTATTGCCACAGCAGACATTGCTGATGCTGCGATCACTACAGCCAAGGTTGCTGATGATGGAATCACAGCAGCAAAGCTTGCGAACGAATCCACTGTTGACCTAGTTACAACGCTGCCTGGATCTGGAGCGTTTACAGGTCAGCTTGCTCTAGATACGGATGACAGCAATCTGTATTGCTGGAACGGATCTGCGTGGATCAGTCTTAAGGCTGCTGGTTCTGTTAACGCTGTCACTGGCAGCACGGTTGGCCTGGTTGACATTGTTGTCACCACCACGGGTTCAAGCGTTGCTATTGCTGCAACTCAGAATGACACTGATGCAGCCAACAAGTTTTTAGCAGGCCCAACCAGTGCTGGTGGAGCGGTTGCCTACAGAGTTATTGACGGCAGTGATATTCCTGTCGCAACGTCAAGTGCCAAAGGCGGTGTGATTGTCAATGGTGAAGGACTCCGCATGGACTCCAACACGATTGAAGTTGATAACGATGTATCAGCTAGTTCCACGCACCATGTGGTGACGTATAGCGCCAAAGGTTTAATCACTGGCGGTCGTGCGATTACATCAGCAGACATCCCAGCTGCTACGAGTAGTGCGAAGGGTGGTGTTATTCCTGGAACGGGACTTGCTGTTGATGGCAGCGGCAATTTGAACCACAGCAATACTGTTGCTGCTGGAACTTATACCAAGGTCACAGTTGACGGTCAGGGTCACGTCAGCAATGGCGCTACTTTGGCAGCTAGCGATATTCCAGATTTATCAGCTGCAAAGCTGACAAGTGGAACAATTGGCAGTGCATTAATTGCATCTGATGCAGTTACTGCAGCAAAGCTTGCCGATCAATCTGTTACTAAGTTTGGTGGTGCTGGCGCAACCGATAACGTCGTTACGTTCCCGGCTGGTGATTACAAAGGTCAGTTCTTCTTCGATGAGAAAAACGAAGATCTCTACGTCTTTACTGGAGAATCCTTCCTGCCGATTACGGTTATTAGCGGCAACCTTGTTAACGCTGGAACGTATAACGCCGCCACAAACTTAGTTGGTTCAGTCACAACTGCTGGCTCTGCTGCTGGCTTTTCGGCAGGAGGGGCCCTGCCGAGTCCCGCCACGGGAAATTTAAATTATTACGTGGTCGTCAGCGATTCGGGCACCGGCTCAGGTACTGCACCTGCAGTGAGTTTGGCTCCCCCAGATATGCTCATATCTTTGGGCTCGGGAAGCGCGTTCCAATTAATCGATGTCTCCAACGCTATCGCTGGCCAGACGGCGGCAAACATTTCTGTTGTTGCAACTGGAGGCATTAGCAGCACAAACGTGCAGGCTGCACTGCAGGAACTTGATACCGAGAAGTTAGGAGCAGCGAGCCCAACATTTACTGGCACGGTATTGCTGGGTCAGAACGCTGTTTTGGCGTTTGAAGGTTCTGCTGATGATCAGCACGAACTGACGATTACTTGCACTAACCCAACGGCTGATCGCACGATCACATTCCCCAATGTGACCGGCAACGTTGTCACCACAGGCGATACGGGAACAGTCACCAGCGCAATGATTGCTGATGCCACGATCGTCAACGCTGACGTTAGTGCTACGGCTGAGATTGCAGTTAGCAAGCTTGCAAATGGCACAGCACGTCAACTGCTGCAAACCGATACTGCTGGAACGGGTGTTGAATTTACAAGCAACGTTGATGTTCCTGGAACGCTGGATGTTACGGGGGTTGCGACGTTCGACAGCACATCAACCTTTGCGGGTAACGCTACGTTCAATGGCAGCCTGATCTTTGAGGGTGCAACGCCTGATGCCCATGAATTGACGCTGAGTGTTGCTGATCCAGGTGCTGACGTTACGGTCACGATCCCAGCTTCGACTACAACGCTTGCTGGCCTTGCCATTGCTCAGAGTTTTACGAAAGCACAGCGTGGAACGCCTGTTGCCCTGACGGATGGGGCAACGATCGCTGTTGACATGAGCTTGGGTAATAATTTTGCAATAACGCTCGGTGGGTCAAGATCACTTGGCGATCCAACCAATGTGACTGCTGGTCAGTCCGGGGTGATTGTGATTACTCAGGATGGAACGGGAAGCAGGACGCTTGCTTATGCGGGCACGAAGTATAAGTTTGCTGGTGGTACGGCACCAACGTTGACGACAACGGCTGCTGCTGTTGATGTATTGGCTTATTATTGCGAGAGCGCAACGCGCATTACGGTTACTTCGCTACTGAACGTTTCATGAGTATTCCTGGTGCTGCGAGTCCGCTGTTTCTAGCAACGACTGCTGGAGCGGCGGATGCTTTCGAGATATCCAGGTCGCTTAGATTTAATAGCGGTGACAGCGCATATTTGTCCAAAAATTTTGGGTCTGGTGGAAATCGCAAGACGTGGACTTTATCTTTTTGGGTAAAACTTTGCGGGACATCAGGACATTTAGTTTCTGCTGGAAACGATGCTTTTCAGATGGAGATACGAAGTGATGGGCAATATCTTATTGCAAACAGCGGTTGTTTTAGTAACAGCTATAGCACTGCTGTTTTTAGGGATTATTCTGCATGGCAACATTTTGTTATTGAACATGACGCTAGTAACACTTACTGCAAAATTTATGTAAACGGATCGTTGCAAAACACAATTACTGCAAGTAACGCAGATGGCGCGTTTAATAATAACACTGCTCATAATTTCAATGGACGCAGCACAAGTCTGGACAGTTTCACTGACTTTTTGCTTGCCGAGGTCAACTTCATTGACGGGTCTGCGCTTGACCACCTGTCATTTGGGGAATTTGACACTAACGGAGTGTGGCAAGCCAAGGACACGTCTGGGCTGTCATTTGGAACAAATGGATTCAGGCTGAAGTTTGACGACGCATCAAGCAATGCGGCGCTGGGCACCGACTCATCCGGTAACTCGAACACCTGGAGCGTTAACAACTTAACTGCTTCTGTTGCTGTAGCCAATGCAATTGATCTAGACGGCAACGATCAGATTGAATATCCAGGCCCTGGCGATGGCGTTTCAGGTGATTTCACCATGGAATGTTTTTTCTTGATGGATAGCAGTGCAAGTGGGTTTGAACGCATTTTTTCTACCAACGAAGGATCATATAGTGATGAACAGACAATGATGAGGAGAAACTCTTCTGGGAATATTGCTTTTTCTGCTGGCAATTCAAGTCCTGTTTATCTTGATCCAAGCAGTGGGTCTACAATTACTTCAGGTGTTTGGCACCACGCTGCAATTGTTAGGGAAAGTGGAACTATTAGTTGGTACTATGATGGCACTAGAAAAGGAACGTCTTCATATAGCACTTCGTTCGACATTACAAAATTAGTTGTTGGTGGTGGCTATGGCTCTGAAAACTTTAATGGTGACGTTCACGGCGCTCGTTTTACGTTAGGGCAAGCTCTTTATAGCGGCAGTTCTTATACAGTTCCAACTTCACCTATAACAACAACTAGCCAAAGTGCGACAGCATCAAACGTCAAAGTGCTTGCTGGGACGACCTCTACAGTTAATGAAAACGCAGGGACTTTAGGTAACGGAACAAACTCTGGTGATCCGACTGCTGTTAGTGCATATCCTTTTGGTGATCCTGTAAACATCGACTCCCTAGTTGACACCCCAACCAACGGCGACACAGCAAGTGACACCGGATCGGGTGGACAAATAACGGGCAATTATGCGACACTCAACCCTTTGAGTAAAAGTAGTCAAACAAATATTGTGCTTGCCAATGGTAATTTAGAGGCGTCTAATACATCATCTTCGGGCCAAGGAAGAGTGCATGGCACTATCGCCATGAGTAGCGGTAAGTGGTACTTTGAGGCAAAAATTACAGGTTCTAGCAATTTTCATGAAATTGGAATAATTAAAACAACTGAAGCATTAACTCATGGCATCGGTTATTTTGCAGGCGGATATTCTTATATTCAAGACGGCACTAAATTTAATAATAACAGCACCCCTAGCTATGGAGCTTCATATACTACAGGTGACATCATTGGTGTAGCTTTTGACGCTGATAACGGGACTCTTGCCTTCTACAAGAATGGTGCCTCTCAAGGCACAGCATTTACTGGGCTATCTGGTACTTATTACCCGGCTGTTAGCACGTACAGTTCA